CACCCTGCTTCATAAGAGGAATGTAAGGGACGATGCGAGCATGAGGGGGAGAATAACGGGTTTCAGCAATAGTTAGTTCACGCTCACCTAAAACAAAAGTTTTGTTATTGTCCTTCCACCCAAATGATTGTCGCTTGGCTTTGGCCGCTTCGTAATAAGCACCTATGCTCATCTCAACTTCCTCATTAGTTCTTTAGTTTTTTCTATATAGGGTTTGCTCATACCAATAAATCCTGCAAACCAATAGACCACTACGTATTCAGAGACACCCATATACTCAGCAATATCACGCACAGTAAAATCTTTATCTCTGGCAAGATTGCCCAATTTAACTCCGTAAAGATTCTTGTGCCTTGCTGCGTTAAGTGCTTTGTTGATTTCATTTGTATTTTCCGGGGTTAATTTTTTAGATATTTTAATAAACTTCATCTTCTGTTCTTAGAGAATAATGATTAGCACCGTGCAAAGTATATCGAATATAAACAACACCCATCTTTTCAAAACGGGTCATTAATTCGCTAGCATGTTTATCCGTAAAATCCATCAATTGAGCAAACTCCAGAGCCGTCACAGTATGATGCTGTCTTAATAAGTCTACTGCTTTAGGTAAACATCTATCGACTAACCTTGATCCATTACGCCTTGTCGTCTTTAACATCTTTTTTATCCTCTTTCTTTTTAGAGAATATCTTGTCCCAGTTATCTGCAAACTTCTTTTGATCGGTAGGTCGTTGTACGCTACCTTTACCACCATGTGTTTGACCTTTCATTTTCTTTCCTCTATCCTATGCTCCATTTCTGCATACCTAACCCCTGCTAGAAACGCTTGTTTATACATCTTAGTATGTCCTTTAGTCTTTTGTTGTATCTTCTCTTCAGATAAACGGATAGGCTCTTTTAACTTTATTGTAACTTTCATACCCATCCCATCAAGTTAGCAAACCACATTAGATTTGTCACTATCAAACCTACCGATAAGAATTTTATTCCTCGGTATTGAGTAACAAGTCTGGCCCCTGCTATATTTAAAAGACTTATGTTTTCATTTTGATACTCTATGTACTCTGAATCTTCTTCGTCCTTAATAATATCTTGCAGCTCTTCAATATAGTAGCAAGTACTATTGACAATATCTTTTGTTTGGATATGAATATAATCTCTTAATACAACAGGTTCATTTCTCATTGGCTAAAAACTCACGTAATTTTCGTGCATAGTGTTTTGCTTTCTCAGCATCATGATCTGCTCCTTCTTTTTTACCTTGGCGCATAGCATATTTGATTATTTGAGATTTTAACCCACCAATAAATTCTTCTCTAGTTAAAACAAGTTCTTGTACTTCCCAGGGATCTATCGACATATCTTTGTAATGCGTCCCATCTATTTGATAATCATCCGCGTTTTTATATTCACTCATCATTTTATTTTCCTCCTAGACAAAAATATATTAGCTTAACAAGTCGCTATTAAATCAATAACTATCATAGCTAATGCAATCATCACTGCGGTTAATAACACAACTGCAAGATGTAAATGGTTATCTTCTTTAGTAATCATCGTTTAAAATCCTCTATTTCTTTATTGGTCAAAGGTGTTGCAACCTCCCAATCTGAACATAATCCAATAAACTTATAATCTTCTTTAAGCTCTACACCCTTAATAATGTCTACCACTTTTTTTCCTCCTCCAAAATCGTAAACCCAACACAATACACCTTGTTTAGGAATGCTGTTATACCAAGGGGGATTAAGCAAATCGTCTATTTCTTCTTTTAATTTTCCACGCACTTCCCATAAATCTAATGTTAATGCTTTTTTCAACAGGTCATTACGTTTTTCAATGTCATACTTTAACAAAGTTATTTCTTCTTCATAATCCGATTTCAAACGTGCTATTTCATCATTCATTTCTTCTCCTTCAACTCTTTAATGATCTTCTCAGCATAGTAGTATCTCAATAGACTATGCTCGGCTTTATCGTATAACTCGAGTAGTTCTTTAATTTGTTTCTTCATCTTTATTCCTCTCCGCTAGCATTGCGTCTGCCATTACATAAGACATTCTCGCTAAAGTTTCCATGTCATACATGTTTTTAGGTAATGTCTGCATAGCCAACCCAGCAAAGTGGTCGCGTAGGGTCATTACACTTTTATCACTATATTCTTTTTGCGCTTGAAGCAGTGTTTGCTTGAGTATTAAATTATCATTTTTTAAATCTTCTATTACTGTTTTTAATATATCTATCTCATTCATCTTTATTCCCCTATTCCATGTGCTTTTTCTATTGCTCTTGCAAAGCCAAAAGGCTTAAATGAATTAGCTTCGTTACATAAATTTTGCATTCCTAGTAGAATTATTTCATCATCACTCAAAGGCTCACGTTTTGGTGGTGTAAAACTTATAGTTGGCCGTTTTAGTTCAGCCAATGCCGTTTCTAATGCTTCAATAAGTTTATCTTTATTCATCTCATTCCCCTTTTTTACCTACCCTATAAAGTTTATCCCCATACTCAAGTTTACCCATCCATAGCAAAGGTATACGCTAATTCTATCGTGTGTTGTCATTTGCATAGCTCCTTTTTTTCTGTGATAATATAAAGTTTAGTTCCTACTTTTGGAATCATTTTATTTCTCCATGTAACCCCTAAAAAAGGCCCACCGATACAGTTATTATTACCATGATGTTCAATAGTTCCTATATGCTCTATGTCAGGGTCGGAGTTATCTATATACCAACCTACTATTTGTCCGTTTTTCCAGATACTTTTAAATGGTGCTTTAGTATCATTGTATTGAGGCTGTAAATATTTGGTAATTTCTTCTTTTAATAAACACCATTCTGAGTAATTCCATTTGCTTAGTAAAAATTTATTTAATAATTCTCGATCTTCATTCATCCTTCTTTTTCCTCCTTAATACCATAAAAAATTTTAAGGTTATGTTTTTCAATGACTTCATCTCTTGTAGCAATATCATGCTCATAAAGACACCTCATTTCTTCATACATTTCTTGCATTAATTCCATCTCCCGATGATGTAAATAATCAGATTTAATACTTACAGAGTTTAATTTATGAAATTCTTTCCAAAAAAAATACGCAAAATACCATCCAACATATCCTACTAAAATAATTATTAACTCTATTGCTTCACTCATAATTTAAATCCTATTAATATTACAGCTTGCGTTAATATTTGCACACAATGCTTTTATCAAACGCAATACGTATTCATCATTCATCTCGATAGAATTTAAAGGCATGTTATTATTAAAAAATGTTATCACCGTATTACCTTTATTATTTGTTCCAGTCATAACGCTTGGTAAATCAAATTTTTCTTTTGTTTCACTCATCTCCACCCTCCATTATTGTTTCCTTAATAACATCCGCATTAGCATTAAGATGCACTAACACCCTGTCGTTTAGATAACATCTGCTGTACAGACCATCTATTTTATCAAACTCAAACGGTGTTTTCTGTGGATCATCTTTAAGAACGAAGTGATCGCCTTTGTGTAGTTCGTATAGTTTCATTTTTTCACCCATTTACCGTCATTGCATTGCTCCATCAGGCCAAACTTTTTAAAACCTTGCGTCTATTTTTTCAAACTCAAACGGTGTTCTTTTTCTATAATCCGCACTAACTGTACAAACCCTTTCCATTCCTGATATGCCTGTTCAAACAATTCAGGTTCGGCAAGAACCGCCCAATGTCCAACACAATCCGAACTATAAGAATATTCTTCCCACACCCCATCAGAAAATCTTCTAAATTTTGACGATTTAAACTCCAGACCATCAAATTCTATTTCCTGATATGTTCGTTTCCCAACACTTGCTATTTTCATTTTTTATTCTCCAGGATTCTGATTATTCAATATCCAATATTAGTGACCCAAAGCTTCATCACTCAACGGCGCTGGAACTTGCATCCACTGCGTCTCACTAATATATGTCGTTTCACTCATCATTATATTTTTAAGTTCTTCACGCAATTCACGTTCACATAGACTTGCACCGATACAATCACTATCCATAGCACTGTTGATCTTGGCATCAACCCAATTCATTAAAGCGTTTAATTGATCTTCAGTCATTCCCCACCTCCAATACCGTGTTCTTTTTCTATTGCTCTGGCAAAGTTACGAACCATAAAAGTTTTACCAGCATATTTATCCCCCCATAAATCTGCTATTACATCATCACTCAAAGGCTCACGTTTTAAATCTTGCTCGGCTTGTGCATAACCTTTTTTAAATTCTTTTAAACCTTCTCTTGGCGTTATACCTTCAGGCTGGGCGAGCAGTTCTTTTTCTCTAGACATTATGATCCCCATATCGTGGCACATCTGCGCCAAATTTCTTAATATAAAGATCTAATAGTGCTATACTATTATCCCATGCCGTTATAACTTGATACTCTTGTTTAACTTTCCCAAGTGTCGTGAAATGAATACCAGTTTCTTTTTCAATCTCAGTTAAATTCATTTGCTTATTAAGCCTAGCAATCATGATAGGCCAGTCTAATGCTTTCATTAACCCCTCCACTTAACCATTTTAAATAGTCCAAATCCAATGTGTACGCTCTTGGTGCAAACTCTGCACATCTCATATCTCTAGTAATCTTCCTGCTTCTAGCACTCTTTTCACTTTTGATATAAGGATACTTCTCTAGCATCTCCAATACTTCTTTACGCTCAAATACTAGCTTATTACCCTTTGACACCAATGGTGCTGGAAACTTACCTGCCCAATAGGTCTTTCTTAACTTGATAACCCAGTCTGCTGATAGGTCTTGTAATTGAGCTATTTCAGATATGGTGATGGTGTTCATTCCTCCCCCCTCTCATCAACTAATGCCATACTAAGATCAGCGCAATCCACCATAACTGGTCTTTGTTTAGCGTTATAGAGTTCATATAAGCCATAAGCTAATGTACCCATTTGCAGTATTAATATAACTGCCATCATTACGGTTAAAGCTCGCATTTATCCTCCTTTCTTCTTCTTTTTAATTCACGTCTAGCCAACAAAAGCATGTTGTTGGATAACTTCATATTCTCTTTAGCCTGTTTGATTGCTTCCTCAATAGAAGCCTCTGGCAAAACCCTAAACCATTCTTTTAATTTCACATTGCCCTCTGCTGTTAATAACTATTAGGTGATAACCACTTATGGCCGTCCTGCTGACTCTATGCGGTGCGCTTCTGTGAGAGGCGGTAAGAGTAAGACTTCTGGTAAATGGTTATCCTTAATAGTGCCATCTTCGACTGCGTATCCGCTGTCCTACGACTTCAGGCCTTGTCGTTGTTTCTGTATTGATTAATCGTTTATATTTAGCACCACGACTTATCTTATTTCCACTGCTAGAAATTAATTTGCTGGGACAGTGGTTAAGCATCAATACTACTTCAGGCTCAGAAACATGGCCTTTACTCTGTCGTCCTTGGCAACTCGTCCTATTGAGGGGTGGTGCGCCAGCGAATTAAAAAAGACCCTAACTTAATAGGGTCATGGAATGTGCCACCTTCGGAGTGGCGGACAGGAGATTAACTCTCGTAAAATTCTTCATCACGCTTATTAGCGTAATAATCACACATCTGGTCACTTAACTGGCTTTCTACATCATCCAGTTCTTCTTTTTTCAATAAAGGCAATAACTCAAGTTCACCATAAGTAATGGTTTGTATCTCGATTACTTCATCAGTACAGCCATAAGCGTACTCAGGATTAATGTAACGTGGTTCGTAGTTATAGACCACATTAACGTCTACACCGTTTAATACTACTGTGGTTTCTATATCATCCATACCCATTAGTAAACTCCCCCATCGTCATTGTAAGAAATAATATCATCTAAGTTTTCACCAATATGATTTTCAATTTTGATAATTACTTCTTCTGACAATATGTCTAAAATATTTATATTTGAATCGGCTAGTATGACTTCATTGATTATATATTCTGTTTCATCTACACCAATGTGAAATTCTATATAAAGATTTAAACCATAAATATGAAATTCAGTAAATAATGGCATCTTAGCCTCCTTTCTTTTCTAACATAATTAAATAAGTAAAATACCCGTTTTTGGTTAGCCAATATTCATACCAAGGGCTAGTAGGAACAAAAGGGTTTTGTTCTTTAAGTTCTTTGATTTTTCTTTCTATTTGTGTTGCGGTCATTGACATCATATTACCCTCGGTTAGTTTAATATTAATAAGTTCCAAGATAGCTTTGAACGGTTTTCTCAGAACTTGTGATAATATTAAATTAGAAAAATAATAATGTCAAGCGGTCATGTACAATTATTTTAAAGCTTTCATCAAACTCGCCTGGGTAGCATCTTTTTCACCTAACACTTTGATGACTCGTTCGTCTATAGTATCGTTAACAACAAGATGTACTATTCTTACAGGTTTTGTTTGACCCTGCCTATGTAGACGAGCATTAAACTGTTGATAATATTCAAGATTCCAATTAAGTGAAAACCATACTACTAAGGATCCACCATGCTGCAGGTTAAGACCATGCGAAGCTGACTGAGGATGTGCAAAAAGTAATTTGGTTTGGCCTTTATTCCATCGTCTAATTGTTTCGTCATCCGTATCTAAAACAACACCTGTAGGAAAATTTAATTGCAACCTTTCTAAATCACTCTTAAAGTTATAGGCCACTAATATGGGCTCATCATTTAATTCTATTATCTCAGCGAGAGCATCGATTTTTGCAGTGTGAATCTCAATCCAATTTTTGTAAATGTCGGTGTACATTGCCCCATTCGAAAACTGGATCATCTTATTTGCAAGAACAGCTGCGTTAATTGCCTCAATGGTTTCTTTATCCACCTCCATAAACAAGTTCTTCTCAAACTCTTTATACTGAGCTAATACAGCGGGTGTTAAATCAATACTTTCAATCAGGTCTATACGATCAGGAAGCTCAAGATAATCTTCTGCTTGCATTGATAGCGTATATGATCTCATAAGGTTTTCAATGATAGCTTGTGATGAAGCTTTTGGTTTAAACGAATAACCCATGTAATCTGATTCAAAGAATCGTTGTTTATAAGCGCTCATAGTTTTACCTAAAGACTGTCCATAATCGATTAAGTACGCCTGAGACCATAGATCAAGTAGTCCGTTAGGAGATGGTGTCCCTGTCAGCAACACAATGTTATCGGTAAAATGTAAAACTTTCTTCAATGATTTAAAGCGTTTAGAGCTGGCTGATTTAAAAGATGATGACTCATCAATTACTAACATATCAAAAGGCCATTTCTTACCGTAATGATCTACTAACCACGTTATGTTTTCCCGATTAATAATGTATATCTCACTATCATGATGAAGCGCTTTAAGGCGAGTTTTCTGATCCCCAATACAAAGTTGGAATTTCATGTGCTTTAAATGCTTCCACTTCTTAGCTTCTTGTCTCCACACTGAATTAGCTACTCTAAGTGGTGCTACAATCAATACTTTATTCACACTAAAGCTATCAAGTAAATCTGAGACAGCCGTTAGAGTGATAGAACTTTTCCCCATACCCATAGCTAGCATAAGAAATACTCTTCCTTCACTCTTTATAAATTCAACACCTCTATTTTGGTATTCATGCAAATCAGGTCTATCTAGCACTCTGGAAACCTCTCTACTTGTTCTAATGAATCAATGACTCTAACATCACAACCTAACACTCTGCGTCTACCATGATCTCTTTCCTGACCTTTCGTCGGTTTTTCACCAGGCGCTTTACATTCAACAAAGATGATCTGACCCTCTGGTAGCGTAATGATGCGATCCGGAACAAAACGTCTTGCTGGTGATGTAAACTTTTCGCACATCCCCCCTAACCCTTTCACCTTTTTAACTAATGCAGTTTCTATTGTTTTCTCA